GGGGGGCTTCCTGATACTGGAGATTATCCAATAGCAGCAGAAACCTGCCGTAAGTAATGAGCCTGGAGCTATCAAGTCTGCCTTCAGCACGGTAAAGTTTCCTGTTTTCTTGTCTAAAGAGAAGAATCCAATTGAAGAAATCAATCTTCATGCTCTTGATCTCGATTGGATAATTGGTCTGGGATAATCTATCTCAGCTTGGAGATAGTATCATGAATCATCTGACAAAAGATAAAGAAGTACATTCAAACCCGTTGGGACGAATACATGCCACAAGGACAACTATTAACAAAATTCCTTAGTGGCATTCAGCATTCTCCTCAGAATCACATCTGTATTGCACACACAATAGAAGCAGAACTAGAAGATGGAAAGCTTAAAGTCTTTCCGCTTTGCGGAACAAGAAACTACTCAAGAGGAGTAGGAAAGTATTTTCGATATATAGTTCATGTAGATGTAAGAAACAAGAAACATACCTTTGGTTCTGCAACAACATATCTTCTGAATATAAGTACAGGAAGTAGAACAAATGTAAAAGTAGAAGATATGAAGCCGGAAGAAGTAAGTTTGAAGCCTTTTTTCGATATACAAAAGAAGTCTGCAACTGCAATCTCACTGAAGTCAAAGGAGTAATATCGAAATGAAATCTATGTAGAAGATGACAAAAGGTGCAGTAATTTTTGCAACAATGGTGGGAGTAAATGAGAATATAGAAGAAGAACCAGTATCTACAGGAGTTGCTACATTACTTCTAATCAAGAGAGGTCTTGTAGCAGCAGCAGGAGTTCAAACTCGGCGCGGATTGGTGGAAAGATGACTAACGAAAACATAGATAAAACTCTTGAAGAAAGAGGCAATCGTTACGGAGTCTTTAAGACTCACGCTAGAATTTCGCAATCAATAAAACTTGCAATGTACAAGAGTCCGAATTGGGAAAAACTTTCGGATGATAAAAAAGAAGCATTAGAAATGACAGCTCATAGATAGGAAGAATTCTTAAATGGAGATGCAGAATACAAAGATAGTTGGCATGAATCATTGGATATATTCGACTTGTAGAAGTTACTCTTGGTCCTTAAGATGTTTCGCGCAACTCTCAATTGCTTCTTAGGTGTCGCTATGATTCTTACTGGCATCTGGGGAAGCTTCTACATCTTTCACATCTACCCTGTCTTTCAAAGTGCCTTCGACTGGTGGATGGTTCCCATGATCTTTACAGTTCTTTCTTTGATGCAATAATATTGCTAGTTGGATATGCAATGATAAAAGCATCAACAGAGAAGATAAAGGAGGATACGAGCAACAGTGAGTAAGGTTTGCTACCTAAAGACGAGAATAACGACTTTACTCATTAATTAACTGACCATACGGAGTAAAAATGTCTGAGCAACAACTGAATGCAGAACAGAAAGCGAAACTGACAGCATGACCAGCTTGCTTGATGGACTCTGGATGACATTGGAAGATCTTCAGGTTTCATTCAACTTCCGACTGGAGCTTATAAAGTAAAAACTGGCGGAAGGTTTCAGAACAAGATCATCAGTGAAAAAGCGCGATTGATCTTCCGATGACGGTAGTTGAAATCATTGAGCTTGGGAATCCAGAGCAAGCTCCGGAAGTCAAGGTAGGAGACATTGCAACACTTGCTTGGATGATGACAATGAAACAGGCAAGGGATTTTTCAAAGAAGCAATCAGACCCATCTATACGTTTCTGAATGCAAAGAGTTACAATGAAGCGATGACAAACAGCAAGGGCTGGAATGTTATCATCGTAGTTGTGAGAACGCATAACAAAGAGAAACAAAGAGACTTCATGCAACTGAAGAAGCTCACAATCGCGTAAGTACGAACGGACGCACTGCAATCTGCAATCAGGGAATGTAGTGCGTCATCTCTGCAATCTGCTTTCTTTAACAGCTAGGAGAATTCTTATGCCCGCCGGTTTTGACAACTGCGTTAAGCAAGGAGGAAAGGTAAGAACAGTAACAGGCCCACACAAAAAGATGGAATACCCGCAGGAAGCTATGTTCATGTCTGCATTCTTAAAGGTTAAAGTGCATAGAGGTGAGGTAAAGCAGAAGCAAAAAAAATGAGAAATAGACTTACTGTTTAGAAGAAGCAGGAAGAAATAAACAATCACATTTACTTCTTAAGTGTAGATGTGATTGTGGTAACATTACAATTACAAATAAATACAGGAAGCCAAAATCTTGTGGTCATTGTAATTTAAATAAAAAATTTCCAAAAGAATATAATACATATAATAATATTATGTATCGTTGTTATACTAAAAGTTGTAAAGATTATAAGTATTATGGAGGAAGAGGAATAATTGTGTGTGAAAGATGGAGAATTGATTTTTTATTTCATATTTTCTACTAGATATGAATTTATCTTCAGGAACAAATTCATATTGTAGAAAATAAAATGAAATAAAAAAATCAATTCTCCATCTTTCACACACAATTATTCCTCTTCCTCCATAATACTTATAATCTTTACAACTTTTAGTATAACAACGATACATAATATTATTATATGTATTATATTCTTTTGGAAATTTTTTATTTAAATTACAATGACCACAAGATTTTGGCTTCCTGTATTTATTTGTAATTGTAATGTTACCACAATCACATCTACACTTAAGAAGTAAATGTGATTGTTTATTTCTTCCTGCTTCTTCTAAAACAGTAAGTCTATTTCTCATTTTTTTGCTTCTGCTTTACCTCACCTCTATGCACTTTACCTTTAAGAATGCAGACATGAACATAGCTTCCTGCGGGTATTCCCATCTTTTTGTGTGGGCCTGTTACTGTTCTTACCTTTCCTCCTTGCTTAACGCAGTTGTCAAAACCGGCGGGCATAAGAATTCTCCTAGCTGTTAAAAGAAAGCAGATTGCAGAGATGGACGCACTACATCCCTGATTGCAGATTGCAGTGCGTCCGTTCGTACTTACGCGATGTGAGCTTCTTCAGTTGCATGAAGTCTCTTTGTTTCTCTTGTTATGCGTTCTCACAACTACGATGATAACATTCCAGCCCCTTGCTGTTTGTCATCGCTTCATTGTAACTCTTTGCATTCAGAAACGTATAGATGGGTCTGATTGCTTCTTTGAAAAATCCCTTGCCTGTTTCATTGTCCATCATCCAAGCAAGTGTTGCAATGTCTCCTACCTTGACTTCCGGAGCTTGCTCTGGATTCCCAAGCTCAATGATTTCAACTACCGTCATCGGAAGATCAATCGCCGCTTTTTCACTGATGATCTTGTTTCTGAAACCTTCCGCCAGTTTTACTTTATAAGCTCCAGTCGGAAGTTGAATGAAACCTGGAAGATCTTCAATGTCATCCAGAGTTCCATCAAGCAAGCTGGTCATGCTGTCAAGTTTCGCTTTCTGTTCTGCATTCAGTTGTTGCTCAGACATTTTTTACTCCGTATGGTCAGTAATTAATGAGTAAAGTCGTTAATCTCGTCTTTAGGTAGCAAACCTACTCACTGTTGCTCGTATCCTCCTTTATCTTCTCTGTTGATGCTTTTATCATTGCATATCCAACTAGCAATATTATTGCATCAAAGAAAAGAACTGTAAAGATCATGGGAACCATCCACCAGTCGAAGGCACTTTGAAAGACAGGGTAGATGTGAAAGATGTAGAAGCTTCCCCAGATGCCAGTAAGAATCATAGCGACACCTAAGGAAGCAATGGAGAGTTGCGCGAAACATCTTAAGGACCAAGAGTAACTTCTACAAGTCGAATATATCCAATGATATCATGCCAACTATCTTTGTATCTGCATCTCCATTAAGAATTCTTCCTATCTTATGAGCTGTCATTTCTAATGCTTCTTTTTATCATCCGAAAGTTTTTCCCAATTCGGACTCTTGTACATTGCAAGTTTTATTGATTGCGAAATTCTAGCGTGAGTCTTAAAGACTCCGTAACGATTGCCTCTTTCTTCAAGAGTTTTATCTATGTTTTCGTTAGTCATCTTTCCACCAATCCGCGCCGAGTTGAACTCCTGCTGCTGCTACAAGACCTCTCTTGATTAGAAGTAATGTAGCAACTCCTGTAGATACTGGTTCTTCTTCTATATTCTCATTTACTCCACCATTGTTGCAAAAATTACTGCACCTTTGTCATCTTCTACATAGATTTTCATTTCGATATTACTCCTTTGACTTCAGTGAGAATTGCAGTTTGCAGACTTCTTTTGTATATCGAAAAAAGGCTTCAAACTTACTTCTTCCGGCTTCATATCTTCTACTTTTACATTGTTCTACTTCCTGTACTTATATTCAGAAGATATGTTGTTGCAGACCAAGGTATGTTTCTTGTTTCTTACATCTACATGAACTATATGATCGAAATACTTCCTACTCCTCTTGAGTAGTTTCTTGTTCCGCAAAGCGGAAAGACTTTAAGCTTTCCATCTTCTAGTTCTGCTTCTATGTGTGTGCCAATACAGATGTGATTCTGAGGAGAATGCTGAATGCCACTAAGGAATTTTGTTAATAGTTGTCCTTGTGGCATGTATTCGTCCCAACCGGGTTTGAATGTATCTTCTTTATCTTTTGTCAGATGATTCATGATACTATCTCCAAGCTGAGATAGATTATCCCAGACAATTATCCAATCGAGATCAAGAGCATGAAGATTGATTTCTTCAATTGGATTCTTCTCTTTAAGACAAAGAAAACAGGAAACTTTACCGTGCTGAAGGCAGACTTGATAAGCTCAGGCTTCATTACCTTACGGCAGGTTTCTGCTGCTATTGGATAATCTCCAGTATCAGAAGC